AACCCCTGAGAGTCTCTCTCTCTGGCGTTTACGCCTGAGAGAGAGAGACTCTCAGGGGGAGTTAGTTAGTTATATATTTCTCTCTTTAGAGGGGGTATGGGGGAGACCTTTCTCTCTTTGACGGTGTGTGGCCTCGGGGAGGCTTCCTCGGTCGGGCCGTCTCGCGGCCCTCCCCGCACGGGGCACTGGGCCTCCCGGGGCCCCAGGCGTAAACGCCGGGCCCCGGGGCCCAGCCCCGTGCCAGGGCACGACGGGGACGATGGGGTGGGGAGGCTGAGCTGAGGGAGCTGGGCTCGCCGTCTCGCGGCTCGCCAGGGAGGTGTGTGGTCTAGCCCTTGGGGCAGTGGAGGCTGGGATGCCTCTGAGAAGCCGTAGGATGGATTCTGAGGGCCTAACAGGGTCAGGGTGGCACTGAGGTACCCCCAGACGATTTGAGGCCGTCTAAGGCCGATACATGCAGCTCTCAGGGGGTGTTGCGGGGAGTGTGCTATGCTGCGGGCATGGAGATTCCGCGAGAGATAGTCAAGCGATGCGTGCTAGTGCCAGGTGGACGTGAGGTGCCTGCGCTGCCAGTGGGGTACCGGCTAGAGAGCTGGGGTATGCAGCACGATGACCGAAGCAAGACCACACTCCTGAGGTTCAGGGCGAAGCTTGGGGATTACCCGGTGGAGTCATACGAGGCTAAGGCGTGTTGGCAGGCCCTGGTGGCCTACGGCGAGCGTGTGGTCTCGCTGACGTCTGAGGTCGAGGGCGAGTACCTGGTGGTCGACGTGGTGGTGGCATGGTGACTACCGGCGTGTCGGCTTGACAAGGCTGGGGGATGAGGTTAACCTATGGGGGTAATGTTAACCATTACGGGTACTGGTTTGTAAGTACCCCTGGATTGGAACCCCGGGGGTGCTAATTTTGAGATACCCTAGGGGGTGCAGGAATAGCCCCCTAGGGTATCTCACATAGGTACCCCCTAGGGTACCCCGGAAGGTACCCCCTGGTATACCCCGATAGGACTTATCCCGTGCCATATTCAGCCCCTGAGCGTTGCTGGTGCGGAGAGCTAGGTTTGCCAGGCACAGCGTCGTGCCTGGTCCACACACCAACAAAATCCGGTTGGGAATTGCGACCAACAATTTGGAAGAATGTTGATGGACATTTGTATAGACGTTGGAAGAAACTTCGTAACAGATTCATTAAACAAAATCCTTACTGTAATTTGTGCGGAATGATTGCAACAGAAGTGGATCATATTGATGGAATTAAAGCAATTGAGAAAGAAGAAACACTTCTAGACGAAAATCGATTGCAATCATTATGTCGTGAATGTCACGCAGCTAAAACAAGGGAAGCGTCAAGAAAATCACGAAATTCAATTAAAAAGCTGCGCCGGGGTAACTCTCCGTGAAATACAGGTTAGTTGATCGTTAAAGTGAACAGTGTTCACTAAGATTTGAGGAGTGTGTAATATGACCGAAGAAGAGCGTTTTAGTGAGATTCCTCCTGGAATCGCCAATAATGAGGTTTTGAGGGGTGTGTGGTCCGAGCTTGTGGGTATGATGCCCAAGGAAGTCCTGGACAACCTCGATGAAATGGATGGCCTGTTTATCGAGGCTATGTGTCGGCATTATGCTATTGCTAGGAAAGCGTCGAATGAGGTTATTTCAGCTGATTCTGTACTGGTCACAGATAACCCTAATCATCGTATGCAGAAGCACCCAGCTGAGGTTATTTTTAGGTCTCAATCTCAGGCATTCCTAGCTTATATGAAAGAAGCTGGATGGACGCCTAAAGCAAGGAATGCAGGTCGAAATAAAGATACTGATAACCCATTTCTTATGTGAGTTTAATGTAATTAGTTTAAAGAAATTTCTTCAACAGAATTTCGTTCAAAGAAATTAAAGCTAACAAATTAGTGGAAAGAAATTAGTGTAAAGAAATTTCTCCAACAGAATTTCATACAAAGAAATTAGTGTAAAGAAATTTCTATAATGAAACTACCAGAAGAAATAACAAACTATTTAAACAGAATTGGATTGCCTATACCTGAAAGGGGACCACACCTCAAGTGCCCTGACCCTGGAGGTGTGGTCCACGGTATGAAAGTGCGATTTAACCCGAAGAGCGTTGATCATGCTCTTCGGGTTATTTCTGCATTAAGGCACACTAAAGGACGATGGGCTGGTAAGCCCCTTAAGCTAACTAATGTTCAGATAGCTTATATTGTTGCGCCATTGTTTGGGTGGCAGGTATATGATGATTCTTTAGGGCGATGGCTGAGGCTATACAGGGACGCATATATTGAGATGCCACGTAAAGGGGCTAAGTCAACGCTGGCATCTGCACTAGCTATGGTCTTGGCCTTCGGTGATCACGAAGGCGGTGCTGAGGTTATTATTGGTGCAGCGTCACGAGACCAAGCTGGAGCGTGCTTCACGCCGCTTAAGCAACTTGTCGACAATAGCCCGCTACTAAAACAAGCCGGCATCAGGTCACTGCATAACTCGATCAAGCAGGACAGGACAAGCTCTGTAATTCGTGTGGTCTCCAGTAAAGGGGATCTAGCGCATGGTGCTAACCTGCACGGGGCTATATGTGATGAGCTACACGTGCATAAGTCTCTGTCCCTGCTGGAGGCTATGGAGACTGGTACAGGCGCACGTGAGCAGCCACTGACAATGGTCATCACCACAGCTGATGACGGCAGTGTGGGCACGCCCTACGACCAGCGCAGGGAGCTAGTAGACAACATTTGTAAGGGGGTTGTAGAAGCTCCTCGATCATTCTGTGTGGTGTGGTCTGCTGATCCTGAAGATGACCCCTGGTCGGAAGAGACGTGGGCGAAAGCTAACCCGCTGTATCCGGTTACTCCTTCGCGAGCATTCATGCAGTCCGCTGCTGATAAGGCTAAGACTGACCCTGTGGCTAAGGCTAGCTTCCTTAGGCTGCATCTGGGTATCAGGGGCAGGCTGGACGAATCATGGATCAGCAGGGCTGACTGGATGCAGGGAGCTGTGGCTAAGCTTGATATCGAGGGTAGGCCGTGCTACGGTGGCCTTGACTTGGCAGCTGTATCGGACCTCACCGCGTTGGTATGGCTGTTCCCTGGTGAGGACGGTACCTATCAGATATTGCCTAGATTCTTCCTGCCTGAGGCTGCACTGCCTGAGCTAGACAGGGCCACATACAAGAATGCCAGTGTGTGGGCTAGCCGCGGGGTGATTAAGCTGACTCCAGGTAATGTTACTGACTATGACTTCGTTAAAGCTCAGATTGATGAGGATGCTAAGCATTACGATATTCAATGTATAGGGTTCGACCCATGGAATGCTACTCAGGTGTCTAATGACCTTCAGGCTGAAGGCTATAGGCTTGAGAAAGTCAGGCAGGGTTTCGTGTCTATGTCTGGGCCTATGAAAGAAATTCAGAGGCTGGTTATGCAGGGGGGCGCTATCAAGCATGACGGTAACCCTCTTATGGCGTGGCAGATAGACAATATCCGTCCTGCTATGGACCCTGCTGGTAACATAAAACCTGCTAAGCAAAAGAAGAGGGATAAGATCGATGGTGTGTCCGCGCTAGTAACTGCTATGAATGTGTGGCAATTCCACAAAACAAAAGTCTCTGCTTACGGCGTGTCGGGGCTAGAATCTATTTGAAATCTGTTATAATGGTTGTAGCAATTGAATTGGAGGTGGATTAGTGGGTTTCTGGTCTGGTATTTTTAACCGACTACAGGGCATCACTACATATGAGCCTCGTCAGTATAAGGTTGGCCCTACTGAACTGGTCGACCTTTCTGGTGTTTCAGCCGCTAAGCTTTTCAAGACTCAGCCTCATCTGAGGACGGTCGTAACATTCCTTGCTAGGAACATCGCACACCTAGGTGTGCACTCCTATGTCAAGCAGGGCGATGGGGGCAGGCTGAGGGATACCTCGTCCCCTGTTGGCGGGTTTCTCTCTGGCGCCAAAGCTAACGAGAGCATGACACTGTATCAGCTTGTCTATGCTCTGGTTGTTGACAAGGCTCTGTACGATAGGGCGTACTGGTGGCCAGTAGTGAACCAGGACGGTAACTGGGAAGTCTACCGCCTGCCTCCATCGTGGGTTCAGACTAAGTCTGATAATTTCGGGAAGGTCACTCACGAGGTTAGCTTTGAGAGTGACAAGAAGTTGACTCTGGATGCTAGTCGTGTGGTCTACTTCGGAGGGTATCACCCCACGGATGCTGGGGGTTGCTCGCCTACTATTGTCAGTCTGAAAGAGGTTCTGGCTGAGCAAATACAGGCTAGCAAATACCGTCAGCAGTTGTGGGCTCGTGGAGGTAAGGTCTCTGCTGTTCTTCAGCGTCCTGTGGATGCGCCTCGATGGACTGACGGTCAGCGTGAAGCGTTCCGTGAGGACTGGTACGAGAAGTACACGGGTAGCGGTAAGCGTGCTGGTGGCACACCTATCCTCGAAGACGGTATGACCTTGAATAGGGTCGACTTCAGTGCTACTGACCAGCAGTACATTGAGGGTGTTAAGCTAGCTTATTCGACGGTAGCTAATGCATTCCATGTTAACCCCACAATGGTCGGAATTCTTGATAATGCTAATTACAGCAATGTCAGGGAATTCCGTAAAATGCTTTATGGGGATACACTCGGTCCGCTTATTGCTGAAATAGAGTCTACGCTTAATGCATTCCTTATTCCTATTATGGGTGGGGCTAAAGGGTCTTACATCGAATTCAACGTAGCCGAGAAACTACAGGCTGACTTTGAGCAACAGGCTCAGTGGTTCCAGTCAGCTGTGGGCTCTGCTTACATGACTCGTAATGAAGCTCGGGCCAGGTTGAATCTTCCTGCTATTGACGGCGGGGATGATCTGATCACCCCACTGAACGTGAGTGTGGACCCTGGAGGGTACGGTCAGAACTCTGGTGAGGTTCGAACTAAGGCTCGAGGACTTGGTGTGGACCGTAAGTCGTGGGTCAAGAGGTACACGACTGTGCTGGAGGCTCACGCCAGGAAGCGCCTGTATAAGGCTGGCCGTATGCGATCTAAGGCCTCAGCAGATGAGTCTCTGGCTCAGGACCTGATGGACCTGGATATGGACCTTACTAGTGAGGTAGGCCGAAGGCTGCTTGAGGGCAGGGATGAGTCGTATGACAAGAGCATGACTCGTAAGTACCTGAGGATGCGAGCTGAGCGTATCTCAGAGGGGATTCTGGATAGCCTGGATGAGCTTGAGGATGAGCAGGACGAGTGGGAGCAGGCGATGGAGGGTGATGATCCTCCGGATACTGTGGAGCCTGTTGAGCACTGGCTGAAGGAGGCTGCACTAGGTATGGCGGGGTCGATGGTCACGTGGGCTATGGGCTGGGCCACACAGGAGGCAGGTAGGCAGTCAGGCGCTGCTACCAAGACATGGCATACGGGACCTAATGCTAGGGATTCACATGCTGCTATGGATGGTGAGCGTGTGGGCTTGAATGAAGAGTTCTCTAACGGGATGAAGTACCCTGGCGATGATGATGATCCTGCTGAGGTTGCTCACTGTAACTGTACGACTAGCATAGATTGGAGTTAACCATAAAGACTAAGTCGTTTAAGGTTAAAGCAGAAGAGTCCGAGTCCAGCGTAGGGGTATTCACTGGGTACGCGTCGGTGTTCGGTAACGTCGACTCATATGGTGACGTCATGGTGCAGGGTGCGTTCGCTGACACCCTGAAAGAATGGGAAGGCCGGAAGATCCCGGTCTTCTATGGGCATGACCTCACTGACCCGATGAATAATATTGGCTACGTCGAGAGTGCCGAGGAAGACGACACCGGACTGCTTGTCAGGTGTGTGGTCGACACTGAGGGTCCGGGTAATGGGCCTGTCGTATATAAGCTTTTGAAGGAAGGCCGAATTGACCGTATGTCTTTCGGCTTTTATGTTAATGACGCAGATCACAAGGATGGCAAGACTTATATTAAGAGTGTGTCGCTTCTTGAGGTGTCTGTGGTCCCTGCCCCAGCTAATCCTGAGGCAGCTATTACTGACGTCAAATCTAAGAAAGAGGCAGAAGGAATGACGCCTGAAGAGATTGCTGAGCTTGTGGTCAAGCCGATTATCGAAGCGCTTGAGTCCAAGCTCGATGAGTATTTCGATGAGGAAGACAAGCCTCAGGATAAGCCAGAAGATAAGCCTGAGGATAAGCCAGAAGACAAGCCTGCTGATGATCAGGCTAAGTCTATCCTAGCTGAGATTAAGGGGTTGTTTGCGTGAGCGGTATTGAGGCACTGAAAGTTAAGGCGGCTGAGATCAAGGGTCGCCTTAAGGCAGTTGAAGAGTCCGGGGTTGTAGGTAAGGATACCGAAGCTCTGGTGGAAGAGTACAAGGCCACTGTGGCCAAGATCAAGTCCTTCGAAAGCAATGGGGACGCTATTAGTGAACTGAAAGGAAATTCTGTGGCAGTTGAGCGCGAGGCCAAATCTCTGGGCGCCCACTTCGTTAAGCACTTCGGTCCTGAGCTTGCTCGGGTCAAGGGCCGTGACAATTTCTCGGTGAATGGCCCAGAGTTCAAGGGTGCTGAGGATTGGCACATGACGTGGGACAGCCTGCTCGGTTTTGATGCCGATTACGACAAGGCTGCTCACTTCGCTCAGCCTCCGCTGTATGTCGGTGACCTGTTCGCTCAGGGCAACACCGATAGTGCTGCTGTGGCCTGGCTTGAGGACAGCGCTGTTGAGGGTGACGCCGGCCCGACTGCTCAGGGTTCTAAGAAGAATAACATTCACTTCGTTAACCCGAAGACCAACATTGAGGCTCTGAAGAAGATTACGGGTATCCTGGCCTTCTCTGACGAGATGCTGGAGGATCACGCCTGGCTGACCTCGCACATCAACCAGCGTGGCGTGTACCGTATCGCTGTTGCTGAAGAGAACCAGATTCTGAATGGTTCCGGCCAGAGTGGTCAGCTTCAGGGTGTGCTCCAGAAGAACGGTATTCTGGCCCGTGAGGTTGAGAAGACCGCCACCACTGCTGAGTTCGGTGAGGCGATTCTGGGTGGCGCTATGGACGTCCTTCAGGAGAGCGGGTTCCCGGCTGACGCTATCGTGATCAACCCTCAGGACTACGCTGCTCAGCGTCTGGCTAAGGACAGCAATGGCCAGTACTTCGGTGGTGGCGCGTTCACTGGCGCGTACGGTAACGGCCAGGTTCAGGTTGTGCCTTCGCTGTGGGGCCTGAACACCGTGATCTCTCCGCGTATCGCTGCGGGCACTGCTCTGGTTGGTGCGTTCAAGGCTGGCGGTATGCTGGTCCGTAAGGGCGGTGTCAGGATTGAGGCGACGAATAGCCACGCTGACCTGTTCGTGTCTGACGTGACTGTGGTCCGTATGGAGATCCGTGAGCTGCTGACCGTGACTCAGCCGAAAGCTTTCTGCAAGGTTTCTCGCAAGGCCTGATCGTGGATCTTATTGGGGCTGAAACTCTGGAAGCCCTAAGTAAGGGGGTCATCAAAAAGGATGACCCCCTTACACCTATCCTTATTAGGCAGGCTTCCGGATTGATTAGGGAATTCTGCGAATGGCATATTTACCCGCTTATCACTGAGACTAAGCGGGTAGACCATAAGGGTGGCAGGTTTATTAAGCTACCTACTCTGATGCTTCAAGACGAGCCAACGATTGAATACCTAGGTCATGAGCGTGTGGTCCAGGAATGGTCTGAGGCTGGCATGTGCAGGCTGAGTGATCCACTGCCTGCTGCTATGGGTGCTATCCAGGCTACTATGACTCACGGGTATAGTGAGCTGCCTGCTACCGTGGAGGTAGTTATGGCGTCTATTATTGTAGCTTCTAGGACTGCTCCGGTGGGTATCAATCAAGCTGCCGTGGGCTCAGTATCGAGTACGTTTGAAGTTCCTGGTGGTGGTATTCGATTGAGTGCTTATGCTAAGCGTGCACTTGATGGTTTTAGGTTGGTGTATCGTCCTTGAGCTTTCCGTTTCTTGTAAATGGTTATATCTGGGTGGCTAGGCTCCAGGATAGGTATGATGACCGAGGTAATCTGATTCAGGATCAGGTTGCTAAGGAGTTCACTATTCAGGGCTGCTCTATTCAGCAGCCTAGTGCTGCTGAACTAGCTGGGGACAGGCAGGGTGAGGGTCATTGGGAGTACACCGTGTATGCCCCACTGACTGCGTCTGTGCAGGCTAAGGACCTGGTCATCCTTAGTTGGGACCACAAAGGTACGCCGGGAGAATGGTTTAACAACACCACACCTGTGTACCGTGTGTCGGGTGTTCCCGGTGTGTGGTCTTATGATTACCTCGGACTTAGCCACCAGGTGATTAAGCTTGTGGCGGTGGACTGATGCCTGGCTTGGAGAAACTCGAGTTTCATGACGAGGGGTTCCAGGCTATGCTTAAGTCCGATGAGGTAGCCGGTGTTTTGAATACCATGGCTCAGAATATCTGTGATCAGGCTAATGATAACGCCGGACGTGATGACGCCTTCGAGTGGTCAGGCTATGTAGGTAAGACTAGGGCAAGGGCTACTGTTCGTCCGGCTAGCTATTTCGGGGCTAGGTCTGAGGCTGTAGACAAAACGTTGACTAGCGCGTTTGGGAGTTATACTCATGGGTAATTATGTTGCTGAGTTCCCCGACGCCGAAACCGCCCTGATTATGGGGCTGAGGGCCCATCTACTGGGGGTGCCTGTTAGGGGTCAGGCCCTGCATCTAGGGGAGCGTCAGTGTGTGGTCAAGGCTACTAGCTCGGGTAGCAGGCTTGACCCTCGCAGGACTCGCCATCAGCTGACGGTGACGTGCTGGGGCAAAGATAATACTGATATGCAGGGTGCTTTTGACCTGGCTGCTAAATGTCTTAACTGGGTTGAAGAGCGTCCTTACTACGGGTATATAGGTAAATACCCTTGTCATAAGATAGACATTGTGGCCTACCCTTACCATGATCCTGATTCGGGCCAGTCTTCTGGGGGGTCAGGTATCTCTCGATATACTTTTACATTCCGCGTAATTCTAGCAGGAGTTAATTAATGGCTGTTAATAACAAGAACGTACTTGCGGGTCGTCCGGATCAGTCAGTGACTGGAGCTATCCTGTCTACGACTACTCTGGTGACTGAGCTCCCTACTGACCTGTTCAATCTTGATCTGGTTACTCTCAAGATGACTGACTCTGGTTATGTTGGGGATGCTGGGCTGACTCTGTCAGTTAAGCGTTCAACTAACGATATCAAGGACTGGTCGCAGGCTATTGTTAAGAAGATCCTGAGTGAGTTCTCCGGTACGCTTAAGTGGTCTCACCTTGAAGTGAGCCAGGACGCTATGAAGAACTTCTTCGGAGACAACAACGTTACCTTCGAGAAAAACAATGCTACTCACGGTAACCGCCTTGTGGCTAAGCTTCGTGCTGATGAGCTGCCTCATAAGAGCTGGGCTTTCCGAATGAAGGACGGCGACGCGAAGATTGTCATCTGGGTGCCTGATGGTCAGGTGACTGAGGCTGACGATATTACGTTCGCTGCAAATGACGCTATCAAGTTGCCGGTGACCCTGACGTGTTACCCTGACAAGAGTGGTAACTCTTTGTATATCGCCACTGACGATGGGGTGCTTGGTCAGTGAGTAAGGTATTTCAGCTTGACGGACCTAAGGCTACGGACAACTTCAAGTTCCGTATGCCTGGGTCCAAAGTTACCCACGAGCTGCCGTCGCTACAGAAGCTGCCTGTGGGTATCCGTAAGCGTATGGGTGATCTGGCTGGGGCTATTCAGGCTCAGCAGGAGCGTGGCAAGAAACCCACTAGCAAGCAGACTTCTGATCTGCTTGACTTTCAGCTCGAGCTTCTTGAGCACTACGTCCCGGGCATTACGGATAAGCTCGACGACGATATGTTTGTGGCGCTGATGGAGGCGTGGAAAGAGCATTCCGAAATTAGTATGGGGGAATAGTAGGGCTAGTGGGTGTTTGGCATAATCACCCACTAGCCCTAGAGCGTGAGCTCATTGGGCTAGGTTTGAGGTCCCGTCAGGTTGGCACAGATGAGCTGACCTGGCGGGACCTTCAGGCTATAGTCAGCCATGCTGAGCCAGGAGGTCCGCTAGCTAAGGATCTCGGGTATGTGTGGACCACAGACGGTTACATGCTAGCTAATATCTACGATGCCCTCGCTGGGGCTAACTGGCAGAGAGCTGGTAGGTCTAATGAGCCTCCCCCTAAGCCCATTAGGAGACCCAATGAAGTTAGGGATGGTGAGAAGTCGTTTGGCTTCGAGCCTATCCCTGTTAGTGAGTTTGATGATTGGTGGGATAGTTAATGGCTTCTGTTGAGCTAGCCACAGGTTACTATCAGCTAGTGCCTTCTATGAAAGGCAACAAGGAAGCTATTGTCGGAGAGATTACTGGTGCTGTAACTGAGGCTTCTGATAAAGCTGGCAAGGAGGGTGGTGCTAGGCTATCTACTAGGTTTGCTGAGGGTCTGAAAGGAAGCTCTCTAGCGGCTATAGGTGCTGGTATGGCTGCTGGTATCGGAGCCGCTCTGTATAAGGTCGGCGAGACTTTCGACGAGGTCACTGATACTATCCGCACAGGTACTGGCGCCACTGGTGAGGTCCTAGACGGTCTGGTCGAAGTTGCCAAGCGTGTGGGCTCTACTACGCCAGCGGAGTTCTCAAAGATCGCCCCTGTGGTAGCCGACCTTAATACGAGGCTTGGTCTGACTGGAGATGATCTTGAGCTTGTGGCTAAGCAGGTTCTCGAGGCCGGTCGACTGCTTGGCCAGGACGTTGATATCAGCAAGGTGACTGCCGCGTTTAACGCTTTTGGTCTTGAGGCTAAACAAATCCCTGGGGCTATGGATGATCTGTTTAGGGTCAGCCAGGCTACTGGTTTAGGTTTCAATGACCTAGCTCAGAAGACGGCTCAAGCAGCACCCACAATGAAGACTCTTGGGTTTAGCTTTACTGAGACTGCCGCAATGATCGGCGCTTTCGATAAAGCGGGTTTGAATTCAAGCCAGGTCACAGCTAGTATGACTAAAGGGTTGACCACATTAGCTAAGTCTGGGGAAGAACCTAAAGAGGCGTTCAAGCGAGTTACCGGTGAGATTGGTTCATTTATCCAGTCAGGTAACGAGGCTGCTGCTCTTAAGCTAGCTTCTAAGATATTCGGTACCCGTGGAGCGACTCAGTTTATCGAGGCTGTTAAGCAGGGCAAGATCGGCACCGAGGATATGATGACGTCTATCGGTGCTACTAATGACACCATTCTTGGTGTGGCCGATGACACGTCTGACTTCGCTGAAAAGTGGCAGATCGTTCAGAACAACGCCCAGCTTGCTCTAGAACCTCTAGGGTCTGCTGTGTTCAGCGCCCTTGCAGATACTCTTTCAGCTATCGCCCCTACCCTCCAGGATATGGGTAACTGGCTGAAGGAGAACACCTGGGCGTTTGGAGCATTAGGTGCAGCTATCGCTAGTCTTCTGATACCCGCATTCGTCACTTGGGTGGCCGGTATCTGGGCGTCGACGGCAGCGCTTCTGGCTAGCCCAATCACGTGGATTGTGGTCGGTATAGCTGCGCTGGCTGCTGGCCTGGTCCTGCTGATTGTCAACTGGCAGGCTGTCTCTGACTTTATTGGAGGCGTGTGGAACGCCACTGTTGAAGGAGCTAAGGGTCTTTGGGAAGACTTCGTCAGAGGCTTGTCTGAGTTCGCAACAGGCATCGGCCAGTGGTTTATGGAAGGGCTCACTGGAGCGGGACAGCAGATTTCCGAATTCTTCGCTGGCCTACCCCAGATGATCCTTGACGGCCTGGCTGCTTTAGGCCAGATTGGTCTAGAGATTCTCGCTTTCTCTATGGGTATCAACGCTAACCTCATTGAGGGGTTTGTGCAGTTCCTGGGGTATATACCTGGATGGATAGCTTCTGTTGGTGAGTGGGTAGCCTCGCTGCCTGGCAAGATTATTGAGTGGCTCTCTGGGCTAAATCAGCTTGTTGATCGAGCTGCCGACTGGTTCGGTGGGTTCCTTAATGGTATGGTCCGTAAGGGCGCAGAAATCATTGAGTGGTGTAGGCAGCTTCCAGGTAAGATTATAGGGGGCATATCTTCACTAGCCTCCAGTTTGGCCTCTACAGCAACCAACGCATGGAACGGATTCCTTAGGGCTACCTCAGACTTAGGCGGTAGGGTTATCGGGTTCGTCGGGAGTCTTCCAGGTAAGATCATTGGTGCGCTAGGTGATCTAGGTAATCTTCTGGTTCGCTCTGGTGGCGCCCTTGTGGATGGCTTCCTTAGGGGTATCCAGGGAGCGTGGAACAGCCTAGTAGGCTGGGTTAAGCAGGGCATGGACTGGCTGCGTGGTCTGTGGCCTTTCTCTCCTGCTAAGTGGGGCCCGTTCTCTGGTAAGGGCTACGTAACTCATTCAGGTAAGGCTATCATCCGTGACTTCGCGGATAGCCTTAAGAAGGAGCAGCCTTACCTTCTGGATTCGGCTCAGAATATTATGGGTGATTTCCAGTCTAATTTCCAGCCTAGCCTGAATGCCCCGCAGCCTGCTTATGCTGGGGCCACACAGCAAGGCAGCAGGATGACAGTTAATGCCTACAGCAACGACCCTTATGCTACGGCTGAGGAGGTTGCCCGGCAGCTACGGAGGTTGATGTGAAAGAGATCACGTGGAATGGCCACGTGATCAACGGTGGGGACTGGGTCGTCAGCGAGATTAAGCTTCTCGGCTCAGCCCCCGCTGTTGCACAGAGTGGTCAGCGCGTGGGCTATGACGGTATATGGCGTACTAAGGCGTTCCACGGAGCATTGTCTGGTGCTATTAAGGGGTATTACGTAGGGACGTCTATGGAGGATGCCGAGGCTGCTCACGAGACACTGCTGAGTATCGCTTCGATCAACCCTACGCCCTTGACGGTAAACACACCTCGTGGACCTAAGACGGCGTTCGTTGCTAGGGACAGCGTACTTGATGTTACCTACATGGCTAACGGGTCAGCGTTCGAGTGGGGTGCTACCCTGATCATGCCTGATCCGGTGTGGTGGCGTGGTGGCCAGACTCCTGATGGTCAGGTAGATGACCAGTACACAGCTAATCATAGGCTGTATCTACCCAACCTTACTGGTGGTATTAAGTTCCCGATCAAGTATCCTATCTCGTTTGTGGAGCAGGGTAATTATGGTTCGGTTACGGTCAGCACGGGCTACCACAATAGGGTGTCTTTGAAGCTATATGGGTACGTGCAGATACCGTCTGTGATCTTCTCTGGTCCTGGGGGTGCCGGCCGGCTGAGGTGGGACTTTACCTTACAGGCTGGTGAGTGGCTTGACATTGATTTGGCTAATCGCACGTCGCTTAGGCAGGGTCAGTCCTCTGCGTCCCCTACTATTAGGGATTGGCCCACACTGGATCGAGGGGAATTGACTATCGGATTCAGGTCTGACGTGTATTCCCCTACTGCTTATCTTGATGTGATTGTGAGACAGGTGACTATATAATGGCTCTCGATAACGTGCTGCCTATTGGTGGCAATATCTCAGTTAATGCCGCGGAATTCAGGCGGCTTGATGTGGGCTCTACTATGGTCCACGACACCCATCCTCTGGCGTGCAGGCCAGGCGTGACGTCAGGTATGACTCCTAGCTTGAATGGTAGCCAGATCAGGGTCAGTTCTGGCACGGCTATTGTGACGCCTGTGGCCTCGAATAACGGCAGCTACCGTGTCGCTAACGTAGACGACGTTAGTCTTCCTCTGTACGCTAAGGATACGTCGTACCCGCGTACTGATATCCTGGTGCTGAAAGTGTATGACGGAACCGTTGATGGCAGCAACAAGTACCAGGCCTCGTTTGAGATGGTCAAGGGCGTGGCATCCGCTAGCTTCCCTACGCCTGCTACGCCAGCAGGCGCACTGCTGCTAGCGCGTGTGATCGTGTCGACTACTGGTAGCCCTACTATCTACGATTCTAGGCAGTATACGTGCGCGGTTGGTGGCACTATCCCGTGCTACTCTAATAGCCGGCCCACAACGTGGTTCCTTCAGAAGGGCCAGCGCATCTATGAGCTGGACACAAACAAGGTCATGCTGTGGACTGGCAGTTCGTGGCGTGAGGACACTGTGATTCCTCAGGTGACTCTGCCCCGTATCCCTGCTATTGCGTCTGGTACGGTGACTGCTAGCTCGGCTGGACCTGCTGTGTTCACTATCCAGTTCCCGCCTGGGCGTTTCTCGAATGCACCTCGTGTTGTGGCCTCGGTTAGGTCTGCTTCTGGTGACTTTACTTGGGATACACCTAAACCATATAATGTCACTTCGACACAATTTCAGATGTTCGTCAAGAATGGTCGTGGTTGTGACTTCGACTGGATAGCGATAGAGAACGGCTAATGATCAAATGGCAGTCTTTTACAGCTCTTGATGGTAGGCCTCTGACTGAGCTACCTGGCCTGGCTGTCAAATCAAGCCTGTCGTCTATCATCGGGCGGGGAGATTCCGTGACTGTGAGTCTCCCCGTCTGTGATAGGTGGCCTGCTAACTGGAGGGACGGCACTCAGCCTATGCGTGCTGTCCTGGCAGCTATTGAGGACAACATCGTTCTGTGGGCTGGCTGGGTAGAGAAGCGCTCATATGGGTCAAGCGAGACTATGGAGCTTACCCTACAGCCTGCTGAGGAGTGGCTGAAGCGCAACTATATCCCTGAGCTCGCTTTCAGGGACCAACGGTATACCACTATTGCGCGGGGTATAGGTCTTGACAGGCTTGTGGCCCAGTTTAACGGACGTCTGGACGAGGATCCTACTCTTGATTGGGGTGACAGGACGTACCGTGCTGACCAGGATATGACGTGCTTGGCGGGGCTTCAGAATTTGATGAAGACTAAGCACGGTGCAGAGTTCGCTACGTCGTGGGAACTGCACGAGAACGGTCACCTCGGCATTGTGGCCCACACAGCCTACCGCCTAGGTGGCGTAGGTAAGGACACTGATGGGGCTGCTGTGCTGTCTAAAGGCTCCTGGCAGCAGGTTGAGGACTGCTCTGACGGTAAGGGAGCCACCATTTGGCGTGTGGTCTCCAATAGGTCTGGGGATGAACGCAAGGAATTCGCCACGTCTAACGGTCAGGTCCTACAATATGGGTGGCTAGAGCTCGAGAGACGCTGGACACCTGATACGGGGTCAGTGGATGACGCTGTGCTACAGCAGTATATGTACGCAGCTAAGGAACAGCAGCAGTACGGACTTACGTCTATTAGTGTGGAGACAACATTGGACCACTTTATGCCAGGGCGTGACTTCGTTCTGGGTGACTATGTCGATGTTGATATGACTAATCTTAGTAACCCAGAGCTGCAATTCAAGGGTAAGGCCCGTGTTATTGGGTGGGTATGCGACCCTGACCCTGTATCTGGTGAGATCACTAAGATTAAACCGATGCTTTCATTGGAGGATTGATGAGTTTCGACCCAACAACGGTCGATAGGCCGTCTAATGACCAGGGTATTCGTGAGGTTGTTAACCGACTAGAGGGTCTTGAGAGCCGTATTAACGAACTCACGGCCACTATTGGTGGCGAAGGTGCGGTGTATAACCGCTCTCTTTTCCACGTTAAGGGGCATGCGAAGTTCGACGGCACCCTCGAGATCGCTGAAGGACTGATTGGTGACAGGGCGCTTAAGTCTCAGATCGCTGTTGATGCGGGTAATTCCCGTAATCTGGACTGGTCTCCGGTGACTAGCTGGACCACAGGAGTGTCTACATTCGTTGTGGCCCCTTCATGGGCTACTAAAGCGCTGGTCATAGCGGGCGGATCGATCATGCCTAACTATGACGCTAATGCTGGCACCCCTGCATGCTGGGGCAGGGTCGAGTGCAGAGGCCAGTACAGCCCTGACTTCCTGTCTTTCCTCGGCTCATCGGCTATCCCATCGAATATCTCATGGCCGTTCTTCACTGTACCGGACGAACGAGAAGGGGGGATTGAGGTTAATTGCCAGGCTAAGCTTTACAGCGGTAGTTCTAATAGAGGCGGACGCTGTTTCGTGTCTGCTGTTGTACTGTGGTTGAGGTGATATGTTGAGCCCTGAGACTATGGGTAGTCTGATTGGGGCTATCCTAGCGGGTATTTTAGCGGTTGGATACAGCGGTGTAAAAGTATATAAGGCCATGTCTGGGTCGCTTAAGAATATAAAGGATCTTACTGCTGACCTGAAAAATGATACCGAGGCGCTGGTTTTTGATAAAACTGATGCTGAGGGTAACACGGTTCAGGATAAGTTGAATATCCTACTTAAGCAAGCTGACAAGACTAATACTGACCTAGAGATTCTTTCGTCTACAACGGCGGAAATTAAGGGGGTACTGAACCGGCACGATAAAGAGATTGGCCGGTTTAACACGAATTTGAGCCAGCTCAATGAACGAGTATCGAATTCGGAGCGTATGTTGACTTCCAGGTTGGAGGAACACGGTCAGCGCATCCTGGCCGTGGAGACAAGGAAGGAGGGTTAAATGGGATATGTGTCTGTGGGCCCTAAATACAACGGGCAGGAAGCCTACGCTGCTGAGATTCCAGCTAAGTGGTACAAGCTATTCAAGCGTGTCATGGCCAGGGATAACCCCGATATCAGCGTTATCCTAGTGCAGGCTCTAGGAGGGGCTAAGGCTAGTGCCGGGACTCACTCTGACGGCTGGGCGTTTGACTTCCAGGACTGGCACCTGAGTAGTTCCCAGATCGAGCGCCTAGTAGCTTGTGCCAGACGCTATGGAGGTGTGGCCTGGGCTAGGTACCGTAGCCAGGGTTTCGAGCCTCATATCCACGTAGCGTGCGATTCTGGTGGGTCAAGCGACACTGCCTGCCAGTACCAGGTTGTTGCAGCCCACGCGGGCTACAACGGCCTAGGCTACCGAGGCCGTAAGGCCTCTGATAACCACCCCGCACCTGCCAGGTGGGTGACTTGTGCACAAGGTATTGGCCTGATGGAGGCCACACTGGCAGGATTTCAATCAAGTACGGAAGGACCAGAGTTGAACAAAGCTGATTTGATTCAGGCTGTGCGCGAGGGCGTCGGGGGCCTGAACTGGGGTGACGAGAAGTTCGGGGCTTACCTCGGCCGTATGCAGGCTGCGTGCCAGACTGCGGCATACTACGCTCACCAGGCTGCTACCCAGACGGCCTCAATCACCCGGCCGGGCGACCCCTCTGCTGATAGCCGAGGTCAGGTTGTGATCCGCCAGGAGATCGCTGACGCTAAGACACGCATCACCGCGGTGCAGGCTCAGATGGAGGAGCTTCGTAACTCTATCTCTGTGCTGGCTGATCTGGTGCGGGGCCTGGCTCCTCGGGATCCCGGAGTCACTGCCTGATAGCTGATTGGAGGTAACCCTCAGGTGGGACCACACATCCTGCCTGAGGGGTAGCCCTATGAAAGACTACTTGAAGAAGAAACCACTATATGATTACAGGTCATACGGTGGGTGGGGAATACAGCGTCCTGAGCACGGTACTCTAGGTCGCTTCGACCCGGCTATGACTAAGCTTCTACCTGACGGCCGCACGTTTGAACTCAAGATGCAGTTCGACCGTCCAGCATACCTGATGTATACAGAGGCGGGGGCCACACACGAGAAGGCACTGCATAACTCGCTGAGGTGTGGTTCATGGGCGTCCCTGTACAACGTCAAGGGTGAAGGCTACTGGTCCATGTGGGTCAAGAACCCACCCTCCTGGACGACTGAAATGGTAGCTATGCTGTGGCCTGAGGATGATTCGAAGTGGCCTGAGGGTGAGGTCAACTTCATGGAGACTCAGTCTAATAAGACACAGACTCAGCTGAATCTCCACTGGCCCTCGCCTAAGGACCGCTCTCCACAGCACTGGCCTCAGGTCATCGACCTCGATACACGCCAGTGGCACAAGTATGGGGTGCGTATCTACCCTGACTGTGTTCGATGGTTCGTGGACGGCAAGTTGGTGAGACACCTCGACACAGAGTTCTCACCCTACAATACCACACTGCACTTCGCTGTGCAGTGTGGGGTGAATCAGAACTTCGGGGTGATGTGGCACAAGGACATCGCCTGGGAGGAGAACATGTACATCATCCCTGAGAGAGCCCCAGGGATACTGTAGTTAGGAGACACATGGATATTACTACGCTCGCCACTGTACCGGCTATGCTCGCTATCGTCGAGCTTCTGAAGCGCCTCGGCCTTCCTGCTAAGGCCGCTATGCCTGTGACTGTGGTCTTGTCCGTTGCTCTGGGCCTTGCTCAGACTTTCCTTGGAGGTGATCCTGTCTACCAGGCTATCGCTAAGTACCTGCTGATGGGTCTCGGTGCGTGTGGCCTCTACGATGCAGCTAAGCTCGCATCCCCTACCGTGGAGCAGAAGAACGAGTTGAACACTACTGTCCCTCGTCGTGCTGAGGCTCCTGAGGTGACTGCCTGACATAGGCATAAAATAACCCCCTACCTTTTAGGTAGGGGGTTATTTGTTTTCTAGGGTCATAGGCTACCACCGTTCATTGAGGAAGTACCCTACCACCAGGCCTAGTGCTAGGGCCAACAGCACCATAGCAACACACATGTCCATGTCAACTTCCTAGATGTTTCTTGATGATCCGCTTGATGATCTTCTCAGGTGGCCAGCAGTACAGGCCTGAGACCTGAGCGATCTCCTGACCACACGCCAGGCGCTGCTCCTGGGTAGTGTGTGGGTAGTAGTAGCGCAGCTGGGCTGCCATCGCTTCCGGGTCGATTACCATAGCATATCTCCAATCGAGTCAAGGTCTTCCATGTGTTCGTCGAGTTCATCATAGTATGCGGCCAGATAGTCTGGGATGTCCACACCGTCCCACGTGACTCTGTCCTGAGCAGCGTGCTTGATGTCTTCGCACATGTGTTTGAGTGTGGCCTCGCTGAGGTCCTCACCATAGACGTTGAGTACGTGGTCGTGTAGCTCAGCTTGATCGATGCCGTGCTCTGCTACGTACTCGGGGTCTCGCTTGAATCCTAGCATTGTTCCTCCATGTGGTCGACCAGGTAGGCACAGTATGAGGTAGGCCATCCTGGGATACTGGTTAGTTTCTTGATTAGGTCCTGTACGGTCCCGTCCTGGTAGTCTAGCAGAGCTACGTTAGCTGCGTCAATCTCTATGGCGCTACCGTGCTCGATGAACTCGAACTCGACGCACAGTACTAGCTGATGCAGCCACGCTGGCGGGTTACGGTAGAGAGTGTCGTCTGGACTCTCCTCATAGTAGCTACAGCACGGTGTGAGTCTCTCAGCAGCGCGCTGACACCTCTGGATGTCAGCATAGTAAGGGCTGACCCACACTGTCCAGTCGTGCATCATGGTGTCAGGCAGGTCATCCCAGCCATGCTGGTGCAGACCGTCGAGGATGCTCTGGTGTGCCTTGGTTGGAGCTACCTGACGTAGATCCTCGATCCTCATCGCTCCACCACCAGGAAAACAGCGTTGACTGGAGTGTGCTGACCGGCATCCCAGTAGATGTCTCCCAGCTCACTGGTGTAGAGGTAGCCACACTCAAGCAGTGCTTCGACGCTAGCTCCGTAGAAGTTCTCGACGGTTTCGACTCGGATTGTTCCCTGTGTTTTGATCATGTATTCACCTTACCACACTCTAGAGAGATTGCACAACTTCTGGCTGCCACTCTCCCGGAGTGTCTAGCCCGGTGACGACGAGGTCCTGTGACCCCGACTTAGTTTCTACTTGAATACTCAACGACTCTGCCTGTCTGGTGATGTACAGGCTGTTGTCTGACCAGGCGTGAAGGGCCACACTGCCTGCTAGTGCCGCACCTCCACTGGAGGGCATGTCCTTGCTCGCCTTACGTGTGTGGTGCACTATGAGCTGAGCGCACCCTGTAGCCTGAGCTACAGCCTTGATGGGCTGTAGGATCTGCCCGTACATAGCCTGGCTGTCGTTGATCGACTCTGTGGTCAGCATAGACAAGGTGTCATAGCATACCAGGCCTATGCCCATTGACTCTACGGTCTCGCCTATCTCTTCAGCTAGCTCTGGTGACAGCCCCTGTGTGGGCCTGCCTGCTATGTATAGGGGTATGTCTGAGGCAGGTGGGTGTAGCTCAAGCACGCCATGCCTGTAGGTAATGTACCCTCGAGGGTCGTGGTGAGGGAAGCGACACTGGAGAATAGTCTGTAAGCGAGACCACACTCGTGATAGGCTGTCCTCTGCCTCCACGATCAGGCACGGAGCCTGGTGAGTCTGAGCGTACCCTAGCACTGGCTGACCTAGAGCTAGGCTAACACACATGTCCAGCATGATCCACGATTTGTAATGCTTCGGGGGTGCGGCAATGAAGCCACATCCACCATCCTCCACCAGGCCGTCTATGCGCCACCTAGGCTCGGGCATACCTACCAGTTCAGCTATAGGTCTGATCTGTAGCAAAGGTTCTCTAGGTGAATCTTCAACTATCTCTAGTGCAGGATCAGCTTTAGACCGTGTGAGGTCTATTTTGCTAGCCACACGCTGAACCTCAGCTTTGAGCTTAGCTACTGACCCCCATTTATTAAGAGGTGTGTGGCGAATCAGTCCGGGTATAAATTCAGGCCCTACCCCGCACTCTAGCATACTAGCTATAGCAGCGTACAACTGAGACGACCTATCACCAAGGGCCTTGCTTGCACGCAGCTGTCCTGCTATAGACGCTGAGCTATCGCCCAGTGTACGATACACTGCCGAGGCCAGTTCACCAGGAGTCTGTGTGGTCCCGTATGTGGGCCGACCTACCTGACAACCCCTCTTGTGTGAGGGGGTACCTGGTACCCTCAGTAGCTGAGTAGCATCCCAGCCACCAGGGTCGCATCCTAGCACGTGGCTGACTGACCTAGACAGGCTGTCCTGATCAGGCTGAGGCACAGTCTCAGTCAGTCTCCAGATAGCCTGGGTGTGGCCAGGACTGCTAGTCCACACAGCGAGGGGGTTAGTACCCTCCGTGTGGCCGTCATCTACGTCAGACCAGATCAACGGGCCCGGCTTGAGGTACTCCGCTTTCCTTTCCGGTTGAGAGAAAAGACCGGGAGTGAAATATACATCCTGCCCAGCTTCAACGAGATCCCGCACGTAGCGTTTCGCTTCGTTAAGTTGGTCCACAACCCGAAAGGCTTTGCCCGGGTTGAAAGCCTGACCCGGCCACGTGATCCCACAGATGAAAAAATACCCATCACAACCCTCCCAGATTGTCTCGAAGAATCTCATCCTCAACCCTAGCTATCTCTTCCTGGTAGGTATTTGGGGTTATACAAGCCCAATACCCTCCGGCTGACATGATATCAGCCCCAACTCGAATTTGCCACTGGCTCAAAGATGAGCCTGTTTTAAGCTCCAGACCTACGAACCTACCTCTGAAGCAGGCTATCAGGTCTGGGATGCCTTTCTTAGTGTATTGGCTGGCGTGGTATTTGACAACCCACCAACCCCTACCTTCTATGTACTTCTGTACTTGTCTTGAGAACGTACTCTCTAGCATGCCCAGAGCAGGGCTCAGGTCCCTGCTCCAGACTATGTCAGAGAATGTCGTCGAACTCGCCGAACTCGTCCTCAACGTCCTGCTGGACTTCCTCGGCCTTAGGCTTAGGAGCCAGTTCTGAGAACGTGGCCACACGTGCCACGCGGCTACGCAGCTTGCCCTGGTAGCTGTCGTCCTCAAGCTCAACGTTGATATGAGCACCAACGTATTTGGCCGGGTCGATCTGGACGACTTTGTTAGGCACCTTGGTACCCGCAGCTTCAATCAACTCGCGGAGCTTCCACAGCTGATTGGGAACAATCTTGCAGTAGTAGGGGTACCTACCTGGACCTGCCACGATAGCGAACACCAGCATGTCGGTCCCATCTGACTTGGTCTTGGTCATCTCCACACCAGCGATCTCAGCGTTGTACACGCCGGGCTCCTGATGCACAGTGCTGAACGAGGGGGCTTTGACGTCCGAGAAGTCGATCGAGAGTTTAGCCATTGTTGGTCCTTTCCTTTAGTACCTGTCGGATGTAGTCGATTGTAGCAGTAGTAGTGGTGAAGAAGCAAACCGTGATGGTGAACATATCTCGGTTCACGTGGTCATTGTAGCGGACCTCATACTGGCCCACCTGGTGAGCCACAGTGATGGGGTTAGGTACGTCGATGACGGCGAGGTCATGATGCTCGAAACGCCAGGGCAGGTCATCCATCTGGTCGCACAACCTGACAAGAGCGTTACTAGCGACCTTTGAAAAATCAATCATGTGCTAGGTACCTTTCTAGACGTTCCCAAGTTGGAGACCCCAACCAGGGCTTACGGGCTGCAATGTCAGCCCTGCACCCCGCCACAATACCCTGTGTGGGCTTGAGCCACATACGGTAGCCGGTGTTGGAGTCTCGCTTAACTGACTCCGTGTAGCCTATCACATCGGCATACATGAGTGCAAACTGTCGTGCCTGGCCGGGTAGAGCTAGTGTAACCTCCTTAGTCTGGGCCACATCGGCATCCTCAGGGTCAGCCTCATCGACGTACGTGACCTTGGCCTGGCCCGTGAGGACCACAGGTATGTCAAGTCCACGCAGGGTCAGGATCAGTGACTTGATCAGCTCATTGGCCTGACCGTACTGAGGCAGGCTAATCGGCTTAGCCACAGTCAGGAGGTCGCCACGCTTACGTCCAGAGACGAAGTTGAGGGCGAGCTCGTGTGCCACCGTGATGCTGTCAAGAGCCACAGCTGCCGGGGGCTTAGCCACGATGTCCTGCACCGTCTTAGCCAGCGCCTCCCACGTGCCCACCTGTGTGGTCTCGGCCTGTACTGCTCGTGTGCCACCTTCGAGGTCAATAATCTTGACCCCAGGAACCGTAGCTGCGAACGTCGTCTTGCCTGTCTTAGGCTGCCCGTATACTAGTGTGATCATTTGTACCTTTCCATAGGGTCGCGCTTGTCGTAAAATTGTAAGAATTGCTCTTCAGTGCCGAACTCTACCCTAGCCGCTGCGAGCTTGCCCATACGGCATAGGTACGAATTACCACACACGTTAGGGTTACGGTCCTCGGGTGGCTTAGACCAGTCGTACTCACCGACCTGTCTTGCCCACCTTAGTATACTCTTGACTTGCCTCTCGTGCACCTGCTTATTGAAGGGCACTAGTACGCGGGTGAAAGCTGGGCAATGTTGACGCTTCAACAACTCAGCATCCTTCGCAATGACATCGCACTCAGCCGAGGTGATCTCCGTCCGATGCTCATGAGCCCAGTCTATCAGAGATCGGTAGCAAGTGCTACCCGTGGACCCCTTAGTAATCTTAAGCTTACCTGTCTTAGTCAGCTGGGGCCACACCACGCGCTGTGGCTGGATGTAGTCCCAGATCATACCACCGAGTGGCAAGTCCCAGCCAAGCTGCTGCTTGTTACCCTCAAGAAGCCACAGGTACGCGTGAGACTGGATGTCAAGCTGTCGGTACTCTGCGGTAGGAAGTGTCTGGTGTGTCTTGTGGTCTAGCACCCACAGACGGCCTCCGAGCTCCACTACCTTGTCTATCTTGCCCCTGTAGGTGTGGTTACACCCCGGGATACCTCGTGACAAGTCCAGCTCGCACGCCAGAACATTGAGTGGCTCATCACGGTATCGGTACTCATAGGCACGGTACACGCGATCAAGATCATCATAGATCTCGTACTCCTCCTCCATGAGGTCCTCTGGGAGCTCTGGGGGAGTACCTGTCTCGAGCCACGAGTGGAGGTAGGTACCTCTGTCTAGGGCCGTACCAGGATGAGGCTTAGCTGTGACGCCCTGGAGGTCATAGTAGGCCTCCAGGGGGCAGTTCAGCCAGCTCTTAATCAGGCTTGTGGTTATCTGCATGTCTGCTACCTTACATCAATCTCTGGTCCCCAGCAAGTTCCTATTTCGACGTCCGCCACCAGAGGGCAGTCGAAGTGAGGTAGAGGCTGCTCCATGACCTCTTTAATCATGGACGCTGTGGTCTCGGCTAGGTCCTCTGGCACGAGCACCAGCACAGCGTCGTGGACCAGGCCTAGTATGTGGCTGTCTCCCTCTAAGCGAGACCACACCTGCACAGCGGCCCTCAGCATAATGTCGCTACCCGTGCCCTGCACCTGACTGTTGACAGCCTGGCGCTCAGCTGCTGCTACCTCATACTCGTCGTCACTGTATAACCCTGGCAGATGACGCCTACGTCCGAACATAGTCGAGCTATACCCTAGCTGATGTGCCTTAGCCTTAGCCCTGGTGTGCCACGGGCGTAGTCCTGACCAGTGCCTGAAGAAGTCCTCGCGGAAAGACTCGGCCTCATCTAGGGTGATGTCGGTGCCATAGCTAACCTTCGCGAACTGGACAAACGACTTAGCACTCATCCCATACAGGAATCCGAAGTTAACGATCTTTGCTTTCCTACGATCGAAGCTGTTGTCCGGATCGAGACCGATAGCACGTGTGGTCTGTGAGTGAATATCCCCTCCCTGTCGGTACAGCTCAAGCATGGCCTTATCCCGCGAGACCACAGCTGCAACACGTAGCTCCAGCTGGCTGTAGTCAGCCTCAATGATATTGTAGCCCTCAGGGGCAGCTACCAGGCCCCTTATGTAGGGGTCCTTCGGAACCTGCTGTAGGTTAACTCCGACGCCATCACATACTTTGCTTGACGACAGCCTGCCTGTCACCGTACCATGAAGCTTAAATGAGGTATATAGCCGCCCCCTTTCGTCTATTTGCTCTTTATAGGGGGTAATAAACCCGTCTATATTCTTCTTAAGTCGTGACCTTTCTAATAGTGTTTTAGCAATAGGGTGATCCATATATGCAAGTGCCTTTTTAGAAAGGCTAGGAGCACCATTAGGGAATGCTTTAGTTGGCTTTCCTACCTCCTTTTTGGGTATACCCAGATAATCATACAGGAACCACCGCTGAAAGTTAGTAGTACCCCATTTAACTTGCATACCTTCGGGTATTTTCGAGGGTATTTTATCGTCCAATTTGGCATCAATTTCGGCCAATTCCGAGGTGTATTTATGGCTAGCTATCTCGAGCTTATCCCGGCTAATAGGTATGCCATAATCCTCAGTCTCAGCTAGCATATTGATAGCCGGGACCACAACCTTACGAAGGAGCTTTTTCTGGTTAGGTGTGAGTTTACCTTTGTTAATCCGATAAAGCTCACGTGTGGCCAGTAGGTCCTTTTTCAAGTAAGTGGCCATGGCCTCAGGATCAGAGTCATCCCACACACCGTCATAAGACCAGTCACCTCCCATAAAGTCAGCCATCAGTGACTTAAGCCCTAGTGACCTGTTCTCGTCCACTATATGGGCACCCAGCATAGTGTCTCCAGCTGCCTCAATATGAGCTCCGAAACGCTTAGCGTAGACTATATCGAATTTAATGTTGTGCCCCACCACGGGGGGTAGTTTTCCACACAACCTCCGCAGCCTCTCGACCCAAGTCTCAGGGTGCTTGGAGGCCATGTGGAAAACTCTAGGCTTATCCTCGGTCTTATCCCCGAGGATACCCACCATAAGCACAGCGGCACCCTTAGCTCTGGGATTAAGGCCTGTAGTCTCGATGTCTAGAAATAACATTTGGTGAGCTCTTTAGCAAGCTTATGAGCAGTGCGTACGTCTGTGGTCGACTTATACTCTACCTTATCCTCGCCGACTGTGAAAGTCGTGGCGGTCCTGAACTTATTGAGTTTCCAACTAGCCACTCTGGAACACTCAGTTACCCATGATCGGTACCCAATGCTTAGGACTAGGAACTCAGCCCATGAGTACCCAGTATCAGCTCCTGCCCACAACTGCTTACCCCAGTCAGAGAAGAGGTCATCGAGGTTGAAGGCCACGACTGCCAAGTTGAATCCCTTAGCTCGAGGTACGTTAGGCTTGGCTGCCTCCCGGATATCCGAACTAATGCCCGTGTAGTCGTGGATATCGCCATCGACCCATGAGCGGGTCATGACCCCGTGTGAGTTGTGTGGGTCCACAACGAGCTCACTAGGCGCGTACCCAAGCCCTCGTGCGAAGATTGTAGGGTCCACACCGGGCGTGGCTGCGATGACTAGACGGTCAGACGGATGCACTAGCATAAGTCTCTCCTAGTAGGTAGTTGCGAGTGTTATTCATAATTTCCTTGCGGAACTCTGTAGCCTCCTGAAGAGAAGCCCACAGGGAGTCCTCTACGGTGTCCTGAGTCACCAGCACGATGACCTTTGGATCAGCCGCTAAGGCTACTCTATCAGACATCTGTCGGTAGGTCAACGCCGAGGTAGGCAGACCGTACCACACCAGTACCTCAGCCTCCCTCATGTCCACAGCAGTAGCAGCAACCTGAGGGTTGACTACCAGCACACCGTCCTCTGATGACTTCCACGCGTCCAGCACAGCAGTTTTGTCCTTGGTCTTACCGTCCAGCCGGTGCGTGTGGTCCAGGTGGCGCTCTATAGCTGTGAGTGAGTCTAGTAGTTCACTAGCTACCACTATACGCCCCTTGTAGGCCTCTCTGAGAGCATCTAGAGCCACAAGCTTATGGCCACTGTACACTAGCCTGCCATCACCTGTAGACAGGCCCTCGGCCAGCCTACGGCACTTAGCGAACAGTGATAGTACACTATCAGCTCCTGTCTCTCCCTGAGCCTCCAGGATGTCCAGCTCATCCCTCACCATAGCCTGGTAGAGGGCCTTACGAGGCTCCTCTAGGAGTACAGGTACGACTTCCTCATCTATAGCCTTAGTGCCAATAGCGTCCTCACGGCTAATACTTATGGAGTGCGCTTTAATAAGCGCTTGGTATTCCTCTGTGTTTCTAGGCCCAAGATACTTAGGGAACCCACCGAAATTAGACCATTCCCCGAAATACTCCCGGAATGACTTAGCTGATGGGAAGTCAGCCCTTATAGAAGGGTCAGAGAACACTAGCTGTGGATAAATCTCACCCACCATATTCCGCTTGCCTACAGGTGTAGCGGTAAGACATACCCTGTACCTAGCTGACTTAGCTAATCCTACGATACGCCTAGACCGTTTACTCGCGGGTGTCTTGATGAGGTGGGATTCATCCAGCACGATAGCCGAGGCGTGGTATTCGGCACCCTTGAATAGTCCTTTAGGATAACCCCTAGAGAACTTATCGTAGTTGATTAGAACTATCTTCGGCAGTGCTGTGGCCTCATATGCCCCATCGTAGACAATATCCGCCTCAGGGCCCCAGTAGTGCTGCTGGAGCTCCCTGACCCACACATCGATAGCGATCTTAGGACAGACCACAACGATGTACCGTACGTCACGATTGTGCATCAGCCAGCTGAGCCAGTCGATTGTTGTCTTGGTCTTACCCGTACGGGTATCCATGAGCAGCATACCGTGCTCTTTTTTAGCCAGCCACTTAACCGCGGCCAGCTGATAGTCTCGAGGTTTAGTGACTGGCTCAAACATTAGTTAATTGCTCCTTCAATCATCTTACGGTACTGAAGAGCTGTACCTGTACCCATTCTAGCAACCTCCACGCCATCACGCAAGGCGATCACGGTAGGGACTGACATGATATCGAACTTATACCCCAGATCAGGATTAGTCTCAATATTGACATACTCCCATCTGATACCCTGGAACTTATTAACTGCCCTTTCGAAATTCACCTTCGCCTGAGGGCACTGGGCGCACCAGGGTGCCCCGATAAACATGAACTCCAACATTAAACTACTGCCACCTTTGCTGTGTAGATAGGCGCCTTATAGTCCAGCGCCATGAAACCCTTACCCTTGAAGTTAAACACGCCCTGCTTGGACGGTATAAATTCTACCTCCCTTTCTACCCTAACAGGTTGAAGCATTTCCCACCACACGTCAAGATTTTGGCAATACACGTGAGCATTTGCAGTTGTAAATCGAAGCTTACCTGGCCTAACGTCATGCCCGTGGAATTTCAGTGTGTTAGTCATAAGATGGATAAGCATCCACCCTTCAAGAGTATCATAGGGCATACCGCACACGACGTCTGTGGACCTGGCGAAGATATCGAGGTTGACATTACCCCCAATCACGTTGAATGACCACGTGGTCGTGCATGGGGGTAGCCTCATTGAGTCTACCTCGTACGGAGCCCAGGTAGTCCACACAGCGCGCTTAGTAGTCGGGTGATCAATGAGGCGCTGCGTGATAATGGATACCTGGTCGTGCATGCCTCCAGGACCAGCATACCTCCACTGGACACCGTACATAGGCCCTAGCTCATCCCCAGCCCAGGGAGACCACATGCGCTCCACGGCCTCAGTGACCTTAGCTGACCTGTCGTCACGTGTGGCCCCTGACCCCGTGAGCATCCAGTAGAGCTCCTTCTGAGCCATGTCCACAGACACCCTACGTGTCTGTGAGAGCGGGGCGTGAGTGAACGTCATAGATTGTGACCCATAGCACCAGTAGGGGTACTCCTGACCCTCAGTGACTAGCTCAGCCCCCTGTCTAGACAGGTTGTATACAATGTAGTCGTACTCACACCACACGTCTGTAAGCCTCCGATGTGCATTTGACAAGCATATAGGCAGGCTCCTTAGCAAAAGAGCTACCCAATTTAGCCGATTCAATAAAGGCCTTAATTGACCTATTGAAATTCTTAGCTAATGTGTAATTAGTCACCCCATAAGTGACCTCACTACTGACACTAAACCCCAGCCCTAAGTGACTTTTAAAGGCGTCTAAAATAAACATACAGGCCTTTTTATTAAGGTCCCTATACCTGATTTCACCCCAATTAAGCACTTCCATGCATTGTGGATACCAGTCACCGAAATTAAGGTCGTTATAGTGCCTTGCACCGTACTCGGGACGAGATCTAATAACCTCAACACAAGCGTTACGCAGTACGGTTATACCCTGTTTATGCTCTCGCCAGCCTGCTGTTTTCAGAGCTGGATCGAGCCAAGGCCTGTCGTACTCCAGAGACCCCCTGAACCCCGCCAGAAGCAGCGCTCTAGCGCAAGGTGCGCAAGGCTCGTAGGTCATAGCTATATGGCCCTCCCTAAGACGGTAGGGCAGCTCCATAAGCTGTTGAGAGGCCCACACCTCCGCGTGGATGTACTCAAGGCACTGCCCGTTAGGTGCAACGTCGTGTAATTTAACACCTAGCTCTACGTTATGTGTGGATATCTGGTAATCCCCAGAGGTGTTTACGAAATGACAACCTACCTTGCATTCAGGGTGGGAGGATTGCTGGGCAATCTCATAGGCTAGCTCAATCTCATTGATCACTATAGCTCCTAACAATAACCTTGTCGAACTGTGGAAAAGTCTTCAAAATAGCTTCACAAGTGTGACAAATATGATCAATTACATATGCAATACCCGGTCGTGACCCCCCAATCTCATTCAGCAGCCTCATGACAGGGTGTATATACGCCCCACCAGGCTCCGGGTAATACTTACCGGCCACCCACCATACCCCATCAGGGCTATAGTAGACCACAGACGACATACAGCCCCGCTCTGGCTTGATGCTCTGGATCATCCGAGGCACATCACCGAACTCATACATCAGAACTCACTCCAATCACCGAATTCGTCCTTGTAGCCGTACTTGGACTCGTATTTGAACCCCAACCACACACCGGCAATGGCCATCAGAATGAGGGCCACATACCACAGACCGTAGAAAATCATCCAGGTGATCAGCACCCCCAGCCCGAGGGCAGCAGCGACAGCAGCGATGATACCGGCCATGTAGGCGATGAACTTAAGCATTGTTTTGAACCTTTCGTGTTGTTTTGATGTGTCTAGACTAGCGTACTCTGTGGACCAGTGCAACCCCTGATCCGAAAATGTTAACCTTAGTTAACCCACCCCGACTCATGCAGGATCAACTCGACCTCTGACGGGTCAATCAGGTCATCCCGCATGCGTGCAGTGAGGTACGCGATAGCGAACAGTGGGGGCTCACACCGCATGGCCTTAGCAATACCCTCCAGGCCCTTACCGTAGCTACGCACACGAGATCGTACACGTTCCCATGAGGCCTTGCTGCCAACAGTGAGCTTCTTACAGAGCTGGCCTGCCTCAGCAGACACCCCAATAGCGAATGTCCACGGTGAGTAAGCAATTTCTACCCACCACTCCAGAGCGTTACTTAGCTCATCAGGGCCCTCTGACCTCAATGCATCCACCAGCACACTAGTGAGGGTGGCCTGGTCAGGCTCGTACTGAGTGGTCATAACAATTGTGGTGTGGATATCTTGCCACTCGACGTTCATTTTTGGGCCTTTCTGGTTGTTTTAATGTGACTTATCTTAGTACATTATTAGGGCTATTTCAACCCTATTTAGGGGTAATTTCAGCGATTATTCTCAAGCCATTCCTCAGCCTTCTCCACAAGCTGATCGTAGGTCAGGGTGTAGTCCTCATCGTAGAGGTCGATCAGGTAGCTGATCATGGGCCACACACAGGTGTCCTCAATGACCTCAGCAGTCTCAGGCAGCACCAGGACCTCACCGAACTCCTCGTCGAGGGGGGTGTCCTCGGACTGTGGGCCCTCCACACGCACCAGCACGGGGTCAGAGGCGTCTACTGCGTGTGTGGCCCAGTACGCAGCCAGATCCGCGATGCTCTCGCATCCGCTCACACCATGTCGGACTTTCGACTCGTCGTAGTCCATGGGCCAGCTGTACTGGGTCTCAGGGTCGAGCAGGTACTCAACCCCGCGCTTCCTGTCCTGGATCCTGAAGGCGATCATGTGTGGTCCTCTCTGTGGCTTGATGTCTTAAGCTTACCAACTCTGCCAGGTCTGTGCAACCCCCAGGCTGAGTTGTTATCGAATGGTTACGTTGCAGGTATTGGGATTCTAGGGCCTAGCAGCACCCTACCCTAGCTAGACTACAGGGTAGGGGCTGATAGGCCGTCTAAGGCTACCTCTGGGAGCTTTCAGAGGCATTCTCGAATGTCTCCCCGGTGGTCCAGTAACCCTTCGAGTTCTGGGTCATACCCTTAGCGGCCAACTCAGCTGGGGTCAGACACCCCGTCAAGCGTGTAGGCATCCTCGATTTACGGCCTAACAGCACCTGACCCTACCTAGGATACCCCCAGACGATCCTAGGCCGTCTAAGTGCCCCTCCTGCACTCCACAGGGCCTACCCAGCCTGAGACCCGCCACCTGGACCACACACGGACACACCTCCCGACGCTCCCCGAGGTTAACCGAGGTTAACTCGGCCACTTCCCGGCACCCCCTCCTCCCCCAGACC